CCCTATCTGCCTGAACCCAAATTGCATTTGCTTCGTCTACATCCCAACTAAGCCAAACATCATATAGATCTGCGATTTTAACAAGGTTATCTGTAACTCTATTTAGTACAGAAACCTTTGGCCAAACAACGGTTACGTAGGGGCTGTTTCCTGGCCTTATTACTGCTATCTCAGTTAAAGACCTAGACTCTGGTCTTTCAAATTTATAGTTTGGTCTTACTGTATATATTGGTGAATAATGGGAAAATCTGTTTCTGTCTTCAGATACTAATCTATATCTAACACGATATCCGTTGGTTCCATCTTTAAAGAAAGAAAGATTTGGCAGATCAGACTCTAGTACTACGGCTTTTCTTGGACCGCTTGTTGACATTATTCAACACCCATTCCAAACCTAAACTCTATGGAGGTGCCGGTGTTTGCTTCTTTAATTACTGGCCTGCCGTCTATTGTTTTTATAACTGAGTATCCAGTAAGACCATACAGTGGATTCTTGATTGTTGTGTTCTCAAATCTGAACCCATCTAAAGAAATATAAAAATTTTCTGAAGGGAGAGAGCTTGCAGTCTGTAAAACAGTTGCATAAATTCTTACAGAGTTTACAGCTTTCCAAGTAAAGTTAGAGCTTCTGATTAATTCTGAAAATTTCTTTTTAATAACAAAGTACCTATTGCTTGAAAAATCAATATCAGGATCCGACTGATTAAGAACTACCTCAAACTTAGCAAAGTTTGTCGGGGATGGCACATCCGCATTTACAAATTCAACTAGCAACCTGACAGACTCAGGGCTTTGCTCCTGAACGTCTTCTTTGTTTAATAGAGAAAATGCCAGACGTAGCTCGTCCTCTGTTGAGTTTGAATCAAAGTCTGGGGAAATATTGTTGTAATGAATGTGTGCCCCTGCATATTCAGACGCAGAGGGATTTATTTCAAGATTACCGCTAGTTGCATTTAGACTTAAAAAAGAAATGTCTCCTCGAAGCATCATTGCTGTATCTAAAAATCTAGGATTTTCAAGAAGGTTCACACGAATCGGTGAACTGAAAATAGTATTGTTGGAATTTGTCCTAAAGACCGTTTCTGTTATGGCAATTCGACCACTAGCCTCATCCCTGTTTAGGGGCTCTACAAATTTAGAAATTCCAAGTGTTGCAGTCTCTGTATGATACTCCCAGTTTTCTGCTTCAGAAAAAGAATAAACAATTTTGCTGTCATTTCCTTCCGCAGATGGATTGACTCTTCCTGGAAAAATTCCTATTTCTGTAATTGAGTATCTCTGCTCACTCGGCAGTTCTGCAACAAATACAATGTTTGGATTTCCGTTGTCATCGTAAACAAATCCCCTAGATGTTATAGGTGTTCTCAAGACTTCAAACTCTAAGGCCTTTTGACTAGCAAAGCTTGACATTGGTTCCCCAACCGCTAAAGGTCTTTGTCCAACACCAATAGCGACATAAGACGCATAAGACTGAGCTTGACCAATTAAATACTTAGTCAAAATATTTTTACCAATGTCAGTTATCAAAAAATCCTCCTAGTATATTGTATCATCTTCAAGAATACCACGAGACTGGACCTCAACGTCTACCCTTTCGTTTATTTCCATTCTAGTTACATCTACGACTATATTTCCCGTTAGGGGATCGCTATAGACAATATTTCTAACAAGGTATGTTTCATCAATATATTTCTGGGCTTCTGCAAAAGTAACAAAACAACCATCCACAGAATCGTCATAGGAGCCCAATACTGGAAAACCTGAACAACCATTTGAGTTTTCTTCTCCAACATAGTATGGTGATGGACCAGTACCACTTTCTGGAACGTGGACAGAAAACCTAATGGCAAAGTTTTTAAATAACTCTTCTGATGTTCCCGTTACCTGAAAAATATTACGGGGGTTGTAAAGACTTTGAATGGTGCTAGTATTCCCAATTAATCTATAGGATATTCGCTGTCCATTGACAATGTCATTCCTGGCAATATTTATTATTTCTTGGCCGCCAACTTGCTCAAACAAAAGATTAGTAATAAGCTCAATTGGAAAGGGTTCCTCCCCTGTTTGGATTAAGTCTGGCGTAGCAATCCTGACAGAAGAATCTATTACTGCTGATGAAATTCTTTTTTCTGGTATGTTGGGAATAGCTGATATACCTGTCACTCTGTTACCTCCGTAAGAAATACATTCATTCCGACTTCCTGAAGGCTCCTTGTATATTCAATATTATAAACCACAAACCTTTGATCTGCATCCGAAACTTCGTTAAACCCGTTGCTAGAGAGATAGTCAATTTTTACTATATCTCCAAGCTGAAGAATTGGCATTCCGAATACACTAATGCCAACAGATTTCCTTGGCTTCATGATTTTTCTGACAAGCCAGTCCATCATTGAGTTAGCAGAATCCTTGCTTTGTATGTAAGTAGCTGCAATTGAAAACTCTTTGCTACCCTGGCTTAGCCTGCTAAGCTTAATGTCTGTAAAATATTTTTTGGCATCTACTGGAGAATCCACAAGAGTTTCAGACACGAATTGCGGATCTGCAAAATTTGATTTCTTTTCAAAATAATCATCTACTGTTAGCTCATTTACTGATTGTTGCGTAAAGGTAACCCCCTGAATTTTTAAATAGTTTCCACTTGTAGAGTCTAGGTTAAGAACCGTATCAGTATGATTAAAGACCAAGAACTCTGCTCCATATGAGCTAGCAAAAAATCCTGCTGTTGTAAATCCTTTAACTCTATTAAAAGTTGGAGATATCTGTGCAGACAAAGCTGGATAGGCCTTATCATATCTAATATCAAAGTATGATGCCTCGCGCATAATTGTTCCAAATTCTTCAAAATAAATATTGTATTTTGGTGGTTCGAGGGAGCTGATTCCACTAAGGTATGTAGCCTGAACTAATCCACTAATTGCATATTTTTGCAAAGAAGATTGAGCATTTATGTCTACGTTTCCAAAAGCACTGCTTACTGGAGTATCTAAAGAGAACGTGGTGTTTTGACTATAGTTTTCTGTAAGGGCATAAACATTCTCAAACATTACTTTGGCGTTGCCCCTCACAAAAAGAGCCATGTTATTTATAACTGGTAAGGGATCTTCGTCTCTAGCTATACCAACTATTACGTTATTAATATAAAGATAGAAAGTTCTTACTCCGTCAAAGTCTTCATACTCTACAGCCAAGTCATATACTGTTGGAGTCGTGTCTGAGGATAGCCTAGATTGACCAACAAAGGTTCCGTCATCTACCGTGACGCTCGCAATCCCCGAAAAAAGTTTTATCGGAATTGCCTTGTCTGAGTCCCTGCTCGCACTGACATCCCTTTGAATCTTATAGAATAAAACATTACTAACCGTATCTTCATTCAGCTCGTCGTCTTGAGAATATTCTGTTAGGTTGTTTTCTGTAAGGGCCGCAAGCTCAAAGTAGTAACCCGTGTTTGTTTCTGGATTAACCATAATAGAAATTCCACCAGAGCCACCCGCAAGAACCGGAGATTGACCAGTCTCCGCGTTTTCGATTGTAAAGTAGGTACTGCCGCCCTCCGGTATTTGGCCTCTGGTTTCATTGTTTTCAATTCTTCCTATAATTCTAAGGCGTGTACCAAAATGCCTAAACCTATTTTCAAGTGGCTTGTATATGTAAGAAATATAGTTTCTGGGGACATCTGTCGTGTTGATGATGTTGCCCTTAAAAACCAATGCAGAAGACTGTACTGTAGCTGGGTAGCCAGAATCTTGAGAAGATTCTTCTACATAGCTATTTGCAAAAATGTTTTTTATTACACCAGAAACAGAAGAGTTGTTGTATACCGAAACATCTAGCCCAGATTTGCCGTTAACAGTTTCTGGTCTTATTTCAGATAGAATAATTTTGTCTAGTAATATTCTGCCTATTTCAATAGAGACTGTTGTTCCTAGATTGGGAAAAAGCAAAACGTTGCTAATTGTTACTCGATTATTTGCCTGATCTATAGAAACAACTTTTGTGTTTGGCGGAATAATGTTTTCTGTTTCGTCATCATCTCTGTTTTTAATATAAAACCCTACCTCGAAATTCTCAATGTCTTCGGCATCGTCAAACTGCAATACAGCATTTACCCTATTGCGAAAAATGTCTACACTAGAAATTCTGTCTACATCATCAAACTCTTGATCGGAAATATCTGTGATGGCTCTGTCTAAGGTTATTGTTTGATTAACAGCATCGATGCTGGATATTCTTGTTTTTCCTGGTATTAGGTTTGTGGTTGGTGCCAGCTCCCCATCTTCCCCGTCAAACTCTCTAAAAACATAGTCTCCTACTTTTGCTAGCGTAGCATCAGAAACGTTTAAAACAGCAACCCCGTCATTAGACTCTACGGTTACGTCTTCATAAATAATCCTATTAATTTGTTGGTTAAGAAGATACTTAAAGTCCATGTAAACTCCACGACGATTTGAACTATCGCTCCAGTATTCCGGAAGGGTGGCGTGGTGGCTTATGGTTTCAGTTCCAAACTGCCCCCTGCCATGTTTTGCCACGACGCCATTCTTTAAACGAGTTTGACCTCCAACAACTTCAAAGTGTGGTTCTGCATAAATTCTAACTAATCCGGTAGGAAATATTTTTCCATTAAAGGGAATTTTAGAAAAGTATGTTTGATATTCCGAAGCACTAGAAATCCAAACGTTATCACCATCTGCGTCTGGGCTGTTGGCTTCTATCTGGCTTAAACCAGGAATGCTAAACTGAATTGCGTCGTACCTTATGATTTCACCGTTAGCAAAAAAGTAACCATCATATCGAGCTGTCCAATAAACCCCATCTCCAAAGTTGATAGTGTTATTTACAACTCTGTGATTTTCTACAACTGGCAAGTCTATGCTTAGGTCTGAGTTTAGGGGAATTGCGGTAAGGGCGTATGCCGATTGAGTCGATACCTCGTCTTGCTGGGGCCTCACGTTTTCGTCACCGGTGACCTCCCACAAAAGAACTGGCTTGTATATCCAAGTCTTTTGGCTATCCACAAGGCTGGCTTGTCTGATTGTTCCGTAAGATCTTTGAA